ATAATAAGTTAATCATACAACAAGCGGCTCCACCGGATTGCCAACAAACCCGGCAACCGATGAGCCTTGACGTATTATGCTCACTTTCAACCCGTAATCTTGAATCCCTGAATATGGTTCCTACTGTAAGCCCTGTTTTCATACCCTGTGAGAGATAAAAGGGGTCTTGCTGCGCTTCATATCCATCCCTGAAAAGCTATAAAACCCTCATTTAAATCATGTTACGGACAGTTAAAACTTTTATTCCCTTGTCCTACCATTCACCCCGAAAATTACCCCTCTATACACTTCCCTGAATCTCTGTGGATAGCCTGAAAGCGTCTCTCTCTGAGGGGTTCTTTAGAGAGAGTGGGTAGAAGATCTCAATAAATCCACTCCTTCAAATGTTTGTAAAGTAATTTGTTTGCATCCGACCCCGATGGATGAATGGCCAACCTTTTACGATCCAGGATTTGCGAAAGGCCACACTTTGTAGTCATCGCAAAACCCGAAAGGGCGCCCCAGGCAGCTTCTACGTAAATAAAGTAAGCCAAGAGTAGGCGGCGTGCTTCGTCCTCGAAATCCTTAAGAAGAATATTTTTCGTTGTTTCAGCTTCTTTTACCATTTGCCCTTCGATCTCAGAGATCCTTCTGCTCAACTCCTCTATTTTCGACGTTTGTTGTTCCTTGAGAGTTTGAAGCTGGGCTTCTAATTGAGAACGCTCCTCCTTTTTCTCATCGGCTTTCTCGAACTTGCCATCCGCCTTTAATTTAAGAATGTCACCATCCGTAAGCCCTATTTTTGCTTCAGTCTGTTCAATCTCTCGTCGGGAGCTAAACAAGAAATTGAATTTTTCCTTCTCCAAAGACTCTTTTTCTTGTCTTAAGGGGCCGACCCGTGCATCGTATTCGGCCCGTAAATCCTGCCTGCAAGATTCTATCACCTCTTTCACTCTCTCTTGGCTGCTGGCTTCTCCCTCTTCTGTCAGAGCGCCATTTTCTTTTTCCAAAGTCAATTCTTCCGTTTCCATATTAATATTTTACCTCCTTTGTTTAGTCTCTCGTATGAGAGTTGTGATTATTTGGTTTGTCCCCGCTACCTTTTTCCCAGCTTGCACTCTCGAAGATAACAACGGGTTTTTTCTCGTAAATTCTCATAATCTTCACGGGTAATGACTGCAGAAGCCTCAGATGCAAGGCGATCCAGCGCTCCTGTAACTTTCGGGTCAATCATTCCCCCAAGCTTTTTTAAATGTGATGAGTAAAACGAGAGAGCCTTTACAAAATCGGATCTCCCGCTCATCTGGGTTTCGTCCACAACCTTGTTTCGGAGAAAGAGGGCCAAATCTTTTAGGTGCGTGCGGTCGACAACACCCTCGGCCTCCTGACCCGCCCTCGGAAAAATCAGCTCTTGTCCCGAATCGTCATTGCCATAAATCGTGTCCTCAAATGTTGCATTCTCTTCCATAATTAATTAACCTCCTTTGTATTTAAAATTGAACTACCTTCGTTTCCCAGAAACTTAAAAATTATTCAAATGAGTTTCAAGAATCACCTCCTTTTAATCCCGTTCCCTGTCTCTCGCCCACTCAAGGACGTCCGATCTCCTAAAAACCCACCTATCATCAACCCTTTCTGGAGAAAGCTCCCCTTTCTTAATCAGCAGATGAAGGGTATCGAGAGGCAAATCAAATTCACGGGCAAGGGTACCTAATTTAATAAATTTCGTTAGCGGTTCCCTCATGGACCTTCCCCTCTTCAAACATTCCTAAAAAAGCTGAAATAATTCCCGGAGTACCCCCATCGATTGACCCGGAGTGGTAGCTCCAGGGCCCCCCCCCTGCCTCCCAGGGAGATCCTATTTTTTCCCATCTCTCAGCCTCGTCCCCGTGGATTATACTCATCCCCGCTCAGCCCGTAGCTAAACGGGTTATATCCCCCCGGCGTTGCCGTTGCCTCATCCATGCCATAAGTGAAAGGATTGTAGGGTCTGCTCTCTGGAATGCCGAGGGATTCATACAACCGCCTTCTGTCGTATTCCTCCAGTGTTTCAAGAACCCCACTCCTTGTTGATGCAAGGTAAAAGTAGTTTAGGGCATGTCGGTAATGATCTTCTCCAAGTTTGCGGTATCGGTATTCCCTTGATCCTGTCTCTTGATCTTCCTGAAGGACCTTAGCCATGTTAGATACTTGTTTAGCAAAGATTTCTAATTCCTCATCTCTCTTTGGAAGAATAAGAAGAGCCGGTGAGGTAACAAGATCATGGGTTGTGTCGCAAACCTCAGTCCTATTTACCTTCACAATCATCTTATCTTCATCCCAAACCGGACCAGTTTTCACACTATCTATATAATCGCAAAGAAAGACCCGGTAAGGCTCTCCTGCCTGAAATTCCCTTGCCTTCCTCAATTCAGGTTCCATGTCGATCACTGCAAATTTGACGTTGAATCTTTGGGCTATATCGTGAACGTCATTGAAGCTTGATACCCTGGCGACGTAGCAAACCTGGAGGACCTTATCTTTCGGCTTAAAACCGATTACCACATTTAGAAGTGAGCCCACGTCAACCCCCATGCCACAAGGACCCCGGTGATTCATGGCCATAGCGTCTTGACCACAACCGGAGTAAACGTCATTGACGGTCAATCGATTATCTGCTGAGATATAGGCCATTCCAAGCTTTGAATTATAGACCTCTGCAAGGTTTCTATTAGGAGGGTCCCGGAAAGCCTTCAGGATCTTCCCAGGAGAGACGTAGACAGAGTTAAGCTGACTGATCCACCATCCCACAAGGTCCTTTGACCTCTGAGGGTATTGCGCAACCCAATGGCCATTTTTAGGAAAGATTTCTTTCTGACACTTTTTACAAACGCGAATAACCTGACCAGAAGAGAGTTCCAAGAGACAATAAGGAAACTCCAATTCAAGGCACGTCTCCGACCCACAATGTTCACAGCGGATCATCCATACCCTTTGATCACTTTCATCATAGAGTTTTGAAATCCCATAATCCGGGATAGAGGGAGTAGAGAGGTAGGATTCCTCTTTAATCTCTGAGTGTGATAATCTTTCTCTTGCTAAATCAATCATGGCAGGCTCAAAAAGATCGCTTTCATCACAAACGAGCCTATTAATGGGAATGCTACGTAATTGTGAGCTCGTTTTTTGAATGCCTTCGATTCGGGTTGTGCTCCTTGCCCCCCTGAGATATAAAAAGGCTCTTTGAACGCGTTTAATAGCTACCGAATCTGTATCTTGAACAAAAGCCTGCATTTTTTTAGGATTATCTCTAATGAGTGCGCCAAACCTTCCTTTTGAAAAATCCGAAACATCTAAGTTTGTGGGGAATAAGTATAGGACCCCTGCGGGATATTTTGAGAAGATAAGACCATGCATCGATTTGAGAACATTGATCTCAGTAACCCCCATCTGGGCGCCCTTTTTATAGCACTGAATAGGAGCCTCACAAGTAAGCATATCAATTTCATATTCGTGGCCTTCAATCTGAAATGGCCTTGTACCTAAAATAATGGATTTGGTCCAATCAAGAATTGGAGTTTTCTTTTTACTCTTACTAAAGGCTAATCCCTCAGCTTGATCCAAAAACTGATCGAGCAGATCTGAGGAGTTTAAGTCTTTTAAGGATCTCATCTCTGACATTTTCATCAACCTCTTCAATCGTCTCTAAGACGGTTTGTTGGAATCGCTGAACCTCTTCAGCGTTGTAAAGCTCTTTACAGATATCGAGGAGAAGGCTAAGCTGTTTTCTCACTTCGCCAATGTGTTTCAATCTCTGAAGGGCTAAGGCTTCCCTCTCTTCTTCTTTTGCTTTTTTAATTTTTTCATTCAGAAAATTGATTTCACGAATTACGGTATCGTTGATCTTCTTAAGCTGCTTCATACCATCGATTTTTGACCCCACGAGGGCCTTAACCACTGGAGGACTTATAGAAAGTGCCGCTTGATCGTTCTGCTGCTTCAGTCTCTTGACCACCTTGGAAATGGCCTGTTTTGAGACTTTAAGTTGTCGGGCTATCTCGCTTTGGTGAATGCCCTCCCTTAAAAGCCTTTCAACCTCTGGAAGATGAATTCTTTTCTCGAACACCTTTCACCTCACTCTTCGTCAACTGTCCTTTTGCGCGTCAACAAAGTACCTAAAGTTGACCCTTACCACTCGTTCTATTCGCCCATCTCCTAAGTTGGATAAAGACATTCTTCTTTTCTTCTCCAAACATCACGACCATGACTTGACATGATACTCAAAGATTCTTTTAATCTGTTTATCACTCCCTTATTTGTTACTAAACGTTGACCAACTCTCTTGTAACTTATTGAATTAACATCTCCTTTACGATACTCCGCTTGATTGAGAGTCTAATGAGTCCACATATCGGTCAAGGTCTCGGATATCAAATCTCACAAGCTTTCCGATCCTCTTAGGCTTTATAGGAAAAGGGTTTTTACTCTTAGGAGCAACCGCGTTGTAAATAGTCCTGGGTGAAAGACCGAGATAAAAGGCTGCTTCCTCAACTGTGAAGAGCCTTTTCCCGTTTCTCTTTACCTGATTTTCACCTAAGTTCTTTGATTGGTTATCTAATTCCATGCATTTACCCCTTGTTCATTGGGTTTTGTTCTTAGGTTCGACAATTTTGTCGAAGGTAGACACGCCAGC